CACCTTTCTTGTATTCGAATTTTGGTTTACCAGTACCTACTGATTTAGGTCCTTCTTTCTTCTTTTCATCGAATCCGCCTTTAGCTTTATCTTTGTAAGTGAATTTAGGCCCAGAACCAATTCCAACACCTTTAGGTTTTACTGTCGATTTTGCCTCTCTAACAGCTCTTCTATGGTTGTAAGATTCGTCCAAATCTCCTTCGTCTTCGTCTTCTATCATGCCGTAATCTTCTTCGTCAAGGTCTTCACCTTCTTCTTCCTCTTCTTCTTCTTCCTCATCGAATTCGATCTCATACATAACTTCTTCATCTTCAACGTCGAAATCCTCAACGTCACCGTCTTTTAAGAAAATTGCTTTAATTACCTCTCCTGTATCAACATCCATTTCATCGATTTCATCTACGTGCATAGTTTCATCTAATTCTTCTTCCTCTTCTGACTCACCTAGCTTGATTAAGTATTCTGTATCAGCGTCTTCGTCTTTTAAGTGAATTTCGTCATCATCTTTTTTCACGATGATTCCATCTTCATCACTCATAGCTTTGAAAACCTTAAGAATTTCTTCGTCTGAAGCATCAGTTAAATCTATTGGACTTTCTTCAGAATCCATGTCCATGTCCATATCAAATTCCATGTCCATACCCATTTCATCTTCATTATCAACATCAACATCGGTTTCGATGTCTGTATCTAATTCAATCTCATCTTCCATATCTTGCTCTGACAGAGATTCTTTTACTAGTTGGTTGATTTCTTCCTTCATAGTAGAAGCAAGTATTCCTTTTGCATTTTGGGCGATTGCCTCTTCAACATTTTTCATTTGAATCAACGCCTCTTGTACTAAGTTTTTATTTTCTTGCATGAAAAAACTGTTTATTTTAACATATAAATAGTACCAAAATGAAAAAAATTCATTTGTTGGTACTCCTGATTAGAATTATTGTTAATAAATAGTATTAAAACAAAAAAAGTGGTCTTTTGACCACTTCTGTTTTTTTTTTCAATTTTTTGATTATTCGATTACTTCATCAATTTTACTTTCAGAAACTGAAGTAATTCTCCAATCATGAGTAAATCCTTCATATTTTTTTGTCACCTTTGCTTCTACATCAGTAACAGAAAAACCTTTGACCAATTTCTCTTCTCTTACTTTTTTAATTTTACCAGTGTTTTCGTCAGGAAAATCGTACTGAATTTTTGCTACAAAATATTTTTCGTCCATAATTTTATTTTCCTAAAAAATCGGTTAATTTTTTCATTAAGTCAACCTGCTTACCAACATACTCATTATTTTGTTTAGATTTTTTTTCTTCATCTAAATTTTCTTCATATTTTGCTCTATCATCAGGGTTAGAAAACAAGTAAGCACCAGGAGTAGATGGTGATGAAACTAAATCGAAACATATCAATTCAAAATCATCTTGAACTTCATTCCGTTCTCCAACCTTTTTCAAAGAACCAACACCTCTTGATGAAATACCCAAAGTCACCCCTTGTCTCATCAAATTTGCTGCTTGGTCACCCTTTGTTGAAACTATACCTCTTTCGTGAAACCCTGGAGAGGTTAATAGTTTGAGTTTTCCCATGAGTATATTTTTGTCCCACCATATATCAGTTATGATGTGAGACACTCTGTCTAAGTCTATAAGGGAAGATTCAGGGTGGTTTAATTCTGATGTGGACAAACCTTTTGCAATCGCTTGTTTATACCTGTCAGATTCTCTTTTGAGAATTCTTTCAGGATACGTTCTACCATTTCTATTAGGTGTATCGTATTTTTGTAAAACCGCATAAAATTCAAAAGGGTTTCTGTAGTCCATATTGGATGCCTCCTTGAGTACATCCACATTATGAGCATCTTTTGGAGAAACCCAACCCGCATCCATTTCTATTAGGATTCCGTGACCGAGTTCACTTGCTTCTAAAATTCTTAGATTTTTCATTTAATCTTTTAAGATAAATATATCAAGTCGGATATATTACTGGTCATTTCCTTTTTTTGAAATTGAAAAATCAAAGTATTTGTTTTGTACAACGTTGTTTTTATATATTGATTTCACAATTTGTTTGACTGATTCTTTAATTTCATCACTTTTGAAATCTATGTCTTTGGTTGTATAAAGATTGATTTCGAGATTGAAGAAAGATTTTTTACCTTTGAATATACCGCTCGTTCTCAGGTCTAAGTCAACTATATTTTTTTGTTGAAAAATTTTGGAATCGATAGATTCGAAAATTGAATTTTTTATTTCTCTACCTAAACTAGAAACAACTCGGTTCCAATTATTGAATTCTTCTTTAGGTGTAACCCATGATTGGATATTAATATAAACTGATTTTAAGTTTTTAGAATCGACTGTACCGTACTGAGATTTTATTGGACTGAACAGGTTAAGTTTTACACTTTTTCCTTTTTTCATTAATAATGATATTAGACTTGTTTATTTCGCTAATGAAAAAATATACATTATATGGAGAAATGTCAAAATTTTTTTATATTTATTGATATTTCTAATATATGATAATAGTAAAAATTACTCAGGGAAATACCCTTGAAAAAGCATTAAAAACTCTAAAATCAAAAGTAATCAAAACAAAACAAAATCAAATTTTATTTGACAAAAGGGAGTTCACAAAAAAATCTGTACTTAGAAGAGCACAAATTTTGAAAGCGAAACACTTACAAAGTATCAAAGATAAATCAAATTGATTCTTCCAAATTTTTTAATCTAAGAAAATTTAATTGGTCAAATTTTTCAGATTTTACTCTATTAATTGTTTCAGAAATTTTTGATTTTATATCTTGAGATTCTTCATTGTTCTGAAGTGCTTCGAGTTTAGAAATTGCACTTTCTCTGATTGTTTCAAACTTACTTTCTAAACTTTTTGTATCTTCGGAAACTATTTGAAAAAATTCTTTTTTGGAATTTTCATCCAAATTCAAAATGTAACTATTGACAGTTTGGTTCGCGACTGCAACCATTGAACTTATTGGGATATTAATATTTTCTTTAATATTTTCTTTTACAGATATAATTACTTTCAAAATATTTTTCTTCGCATTTACTCTTTCAATTAAATCAATCCCTTGGTTGTAGACTAATGTATCAATGTCGGAATATTTGTTTTCAATCTCCTGAGAAAAACTTTTTGGTAATTTGATACTTGGTAAAATTTTATTTAACAGATTAACCCCTTCTTCAATAAAAAATTTTGCATCCTGTTCACTTATCCCTTGAGGTGAACTTAGTTGATCATATATTGCGTATGCTTTTGACATAGCTTTATTACTCAAAACGTTGTGTTTGAATTCTCGTATCGTTCTCTTGAATTCGTTCTCATTTCTATAAGATTCCAAGAGATTTTTTTCTATTAGGGATTTTACTATTCCGAAGGTCATTGTCTTTTTTCAAATAAATATTATCAATTTAATAACTTATCTAGCTCTTTTGAAATTTCTCCCAAAGAATCTTGTGCCTGACCCAAATTTATTATCTGAGAACCTTCGATTAAATTGTTTTCCACCAAAATATTCAAATCTTTTTTCCTTGATTCTGGAGTAACTTCTGCTGCTGGTGGTGCTTCAAGTTCTGCTGGTGGTGGAGCTTCAACACCCAATTCAGTACCTCCCAAATCTCCACTTAATGACGAAGGTGGAGGTCCTAATTCTTCTCCTCCATCCGTAGTTGTTTCTGTACCAGCCGTAGGAGTTGCTCCTGTCTGAGAACCATACAATTTATCGATGTTGTCAAACAATCCAGTTTTTGTAATTACAGTTGGTGTTGCCTTCAGTTCTTCACCGACTGCTCTTTCAACTCGTTGTTGTTGTAAATCCAAACGAACTTCCTCATCGGACCAACCAAATATATGTTTCTTAGCCCAAGTTGATGAAGTTGCTTGAATTCCATTCCCTGGATCTGCAACCAAATCTTTATATAATAATACTTTTTCTTTCCACACATCGATTTTCAATAAATCCGCTTGTGTTGAAGGATTTGTTAAACCAAGTGTAAAGTTTGATAGTTCGTCTTCGAAACCCAATAAAAATAAATGAACAATTGCAATTTTGTTTAATTCAGCCAACATACTCTTTTGTATTCTGTTGATTGTACGGGCAAATCTAATATCTTGTAATGCTAAATTTTTACCATCACCAACAACTTCTTCGAATCCCAAAAATGCTTTTGGAACTCTCAATGCTGTTAATAATTTCTTTTGGATATATTCAATATCGGCAATTTCTGATAGGTTTTGAGCACCTGCCAATGTATCGATTGGTGTTGGTGCCGCAGGGTCACGAACAGGAATAAAGTAATCCTGATCTACAGCCATTTGGTTGAATCTCATGTCAACATTACCTGTCTTACTATCAACAATTTGTTCTCTTTTAAACTTATTGGCAACTCTTTGTACGTATGCTTCCACATCGTCATCATTCATGTTTCCAACGAAAACTTTGAAAATTCTTCTTTCAGGTGCTCGAGATGTTCTATAAATCAACATAGCATCTTCGCAGAGAAGAAGTTGTTTCCATATACGTCTTGCTTTTTCTAACATAGATGTTCCATAAGGAAGTCTTCTGTCATCACCCAATAGTCTGAAGTGAGCCATTTCCCAAGATTGGAATTCCATGTTTTTATTTTTCCAAGTGAAGTGTAATGCCTTTTGGTCCTTCTCGACTTCATTTTTTACATCGACAGATATTTTTCCACTCGCTCCAACCTCATGTCGTTCGATTTCAATTGTCGGTAATTGTTGACACCCAACAACACCCTTTTCAGGGTCCAACTTCAAATAAACAAAGTTGTCACCATACTTACAGGTGTTCCGAGTCCACATTGGTAAGTTGGTGTTAATGTCCAATGCATTGTTAAACAAATCAGCTAAAACACCTTTGATTCTTTTCGATTCAGAATAAATTTGTAAAATGAATCCATCCTCATTTGTTGTAGTAGATTCCTCAGCATATATGTCCAAAGCAGCTGAAATTTCAGGGGTATACTCCATTGACTCATAGTCATATTGAGCAGACAACCTTGTTGGTTCATAATAAATTGCTTGGGAATATAAGTTGTTTTCTACTTTAGCCCACTGATTTGTGAGGTAGTATGTTTGTTGTGCTTGAAGTTTCTCTTTTTCGTACTCTTCTCTACTTTTTGTTCGCAGTAGTTCCTTTTTATCAAACTTAAATGTTGGATAATCCTGATTGAGAAGTGAGTTCGGCCCAAAGGTTTGAGACAATCTCTGCCAAACGGTCATGTTTTGTTCTGCCATACGTAATTTTACTATTTACCCTGATAATATAAATAGTTATTTAGCACCAAATAACCACCCATATTTTTGATAATCCGATTTGGATAATCCATTATTCATCAAGTTGGGGTCTTTACCCATTTGAGGAACCATAGGATTAAAATAGTCCGACGTATTTTTGTTCTCACTGACCACGGTCGCCCATGAATTCAACATTGCCTTTGTGTGATTGACCACTTTGGTTAGGGATTGGAATGATTTTTCTGCAACATAAATTGCCATCGATAATCCCATTATACAGTCATCATGTTGACCCTTTTGATGGTCTGGTCTTCCGTTTATGTAAACGAAGGTGTTCATTTCATTGTAGGTTCTATGAGAGTATATTTTGAATCCATGTCTGACACCTTCTTCGAATGCTGAAATAATTTGAACTCGTTTTGTGTTAAAATTAATTCCAGGTATTCTGTCATTTATCTTTGGATCCCATTTCCATTTATTTGTTGTGTCTACACCATCAACATAAAGTCCTGCTTGGTATTGTAATTCTTGCATTTTTCTTGCAGTTGAAACTCCCATACCACCAGTAATATCAATTACACAAAATGCGTTATACATAGTCCCCCACTTGTAAGCAATTTCTGCCAACACATCAGGAGGAACTTTTCCAACATATTCTAAAACTTGTTCCCTTTCATCAAAATCTATAATTTGTATTGATGAAAAATCTTCGGAATCACCACGAGAAACGTCTACACCCATTACATATTTGTGACCATTTACAGGTTCCTTAAAAATCCATAAAGCATTACCCATAAGTTTTGCCTGTGGGGCCTGAAGTTGATTTTTTGCAATATTTTGCATTAATTCAGAATCAAAAACGTTGTCTCCTGAACCCAAAAAATTACATTCCAATTCTTGTGCAATCTTTCTTCTGTCATACTTCAATTTTTTTACCATCCGCTCAAACCAAGAAGAACATGGTTTATACCCTTTTTCGATGTAATCTGTTGTTAGGGTATGATCTCGGTCATATGGATTATCCATAGATAAATCTATGATATTATCTATTGGGTAATCTTCTCTATTGAGTAGAAAATGTACCAAATCTCCTGTTTTGACCATATACAAATCTTTGGTATATCTCGGGTCTCTGTACCAAAACATTTCAGAGATTTTGAAATCATTCATACCTCTCAGGGCTTGGTCATAAATTTCATAGTAAATCGGGTCATACCCGTTAGGTGTAGATACAACTATCACTTTACCACCTGTAGATAGGGATGCCATACAAGCTGACCAAAAGTCTCCGTCGGCCTCGATAAAGGCAGCTTCGTCAAAAATAAGGATTGTAGGTGTATAACCTCTCAAGGCATCCTTCGATGTAGCAACCGCTTTGACTTCACATCCGTTATTTAATTTGAAATGTCTTTGAGAATTCTTTTCTGCTGAAAATCCAATCCCAACCCATGCTGGCCATTGTTCTATAAACCCACGTATTTTGTTTGCCATTTCTACGGACGTATCCAATTTGTTGGCAATAATCAAAACTTTTTCAGGTTTTTCTTTTCTTGCGAAGGCTAGTTTTTTTGATGCCCATGCAGCTGTTACTGTGGAAACACCTGCTTGTCGATATTTAAGGGCAATATTTTCGTTGTGACTTTCGTAATCTTCGAGTAGAGATACTTGGTCGGGGAATAAATCTAAAGGGACATATTTGGATACTGTATTATCGTATGTCTGTAAATAAGTACGAAGTGCATAAGGGGTATTCCTCATACACTTCGTATATTCTATAATTAATTGTTCTTTATTCACACAGTCAAATCAATATATGATTTATGGTCTTGGTATTCCCAAATCTCTGTAGAGTTGGTCATAATCATCATCTTCGTCTTCGGAACTATCGGTCCCTTTGGACTCATCATACTCACTTTTCTGTTGTTGAGCCTTTCTCATGATTTCTTTGAATTTTGCGGTCGCTTTTTTGACTTTCGATTCATCTTCAGATATTGCGTTTCCAATAATTTCTAAGAACTCTTGAGCTGGTGTCTGATACAGATTAGAATAAAACCAAGGAACCAAACCTTTATTCTCTTCATCAAACATTTCATCTGGTAAAGCGAATCTGATTTTTTCTACGATTTCAGGACCAATTCTAAGTTGCATTGGTTCGTTGGACAACACATCAGTTACACCTCTTACATTTCTTGACATTTCAGAATCTTCAGGTAATCCATGTCTTGCAATAGATTCCTCCAAACCTTTAATTATCTCATGACACAAAATAGGGAATATTAATCCTTCAGCAACAATTTTAGTGTCGGGTCTATCTTCTCCACCTTCTTCCTCCTCATCCTCATCTTTATTCTCCACCTTTACTTTACCCGCAACACCACTTCCTGTGCGAGACATCATCTCAATCATTTGTTCCATTGAAAAATACATAAAATCATTGATTGCCATAATTCCCAAATACGCTGGATAAAGTTGGGGGTCAATTGCATCAAGTCTTTCTTTTACCTCTGGTTTTTGGAATATATAATGTCCTTTCTTTGCTGCACCTTGAATGATTGCATTAATCATATTTCTTTTATGAATTTCCAATTCCATCAATTCGTCTTCAGTCAAGTCTTCAACATCAAAAGAAGGGATTTCAGGTTGTTTAGAATCGTCGTCTTTTTTTTCAGGTTTGGACATTTTCATTCTAAAGTCCGAAGTATTAATCGGCGCTCTATTCAGTGATGCTTCGATTTCAAACCAGTCTGCAGGCACTTGGGTTTCTTCCAAAGAAGCGTCAATCGCTAATTGTTCCAATTCTTCTCTGTGTCTTCCTTCGATTCTTGTTATTGCAGGGACCTTACTCATCATTTCCTGATAAATCATGCCCTGTACTTGTTGAGAACTAATATCTTCAATTCCAGTTACTTGTTTTAACTTGTCAGCAACTTTACCAAATCTCGAACTTACCAATCTTTGTACGTCTTCAACACCCTTTCTCATTGCAGGATTCTTTGCATACAAATTTTCAGGACTACCCAATTTGAGTTCCAATCTTGGGTCCATTCTTTCAGGTCTATCCCCGTACTTAATTTGTTCTTTTAATTTTGCCATTTTATTTGCCCAATAAATTTAGTATAACATCAATTACTTCTTGTTTCGCATCTTCGGGGGATATTCTTCCTGCTTTTGGATCGATTTGTTCTCCTGGTCTTGGATTTTTTCCAGGGTGTGCAGGTCTCGTTCTTGGTTTTGTGTCAGGTTTGGTAATTGGTTTAGTTGGTGCGGTAGTTGGTTCTCCAGCTTTCGGGTCGATTTGTTCTCCTGGTCTTGGATTTTTTCCTGGATGTGCAGGTCTTGTTGTTGGTTTCGTATCAGGTTTGGTAATAGGTTTTGGTGGAGCTTCGGTTGGAGCTTCAGACAAATATTTTAGTAAATCACCTTTGGTAATTCTCGGGAGTAAATTTCTTTCTACGATTTTCATAATTTCAGTTTCTAAAAACAAAGATACAGGATTTTTACCTTCCTTCAAAGATTTTTTTACATCCTTCACACATCTTTCGTACTTGTTTTTTTCTTTTGCCGACCACATGTGTCTTTCTCTTGTACCAAACTCCTTACCTAATTGTGCGGTACATATCGCCCATGGGTTTTGTTCTTTTTTCTTTTCTTCAGACATTCCCATCATCTTTCTATCATTACATGAATCATCGTCCATCCCATCACAACCCATATCATTCGCCATATGAGGAGCCTCTTGTCCCGTCAAATCCTGTAAGGCTATTGCCCCCAAAGCGTTTTGGTCAGTAACATCATCAGTTTCAGTTTCTTTAACTTCACCATCTTTTTCATAAACTTCGAAAGGTTTCTTCTGATTTTTGAGAGTGGTGATAGTATTGATATCATCTTTAGAAACCATTGTGACCTCACTCACAAGTTTCGAATGTAAAATATTGATTTGTGATTCTGTCAATTTTCCTACAGTATTCGCTGACAATCCTTTTTCAATCAATTCGAGAGCCTTATTATTAATTTTCATAAACTACTTTTTTTTCGAATTCCAATATCAAATCTCTTTCGTAGAGTTTGTCTTTTATTTGTTGTTCGGACATTCCAAATCTAAAAACCATTCTTTTCTGATTTTCATCCTCGTCTGTTTCCCAGGCTAAAGCAACCACATCATCGATTGCATCTTCCATAGAAAAAAAATCGGAGTTCTGAATCAATTCCAATTTAACATCAGTATTTCTCAGAACTCCCACTTTTTTTATGTATTGTAATTCAGGTGGTCCTGGATAGCCATTTGATGGCTTGTTGTCCCAAGAATCTCCCCAAACATCAAGACTATCAGAGAAAATGAATTCGTAAAGATTGTCTCCCCTAAAATTAGGCCCCAAACCATTTACGTATATCAAATTACTCATACTAATAATCCTTCAGGTGATATTTTTACTTGTTGTCCTTTATTTTCGAACACCAAATTTTTTTTATTCGTAATTCCAACAATTTTAGCTGAAGAATTTTCCTGTAAGAATTTTTTTGATGTCAATTCTTGTTCGATTGTCTCACTTAATTTTACAACTTCTTCCATCTGTTTTTTTACAGACAAAGAATCATTCATTTTATTTTTTTTACTTTCAAGAATTTCTTTCTTTGAAATTTCAAAATACTTGGAAATAACTTTATCGATTGCAGATTCACCAAAAATACTGTCGATGATTGCACCGTTTCCGTATCCACCTTCTTCCATTTCACTCTCAACAGGTACGTCCATATCAGCTTGAATATCTTCAACTTCTGAATCGTCCGTCATGTCCAATCCACCCATATCATCTCCACCTAAATCTTCAGATTCCTCATCAAACTTAGATAGAATGTCTTCTCTATCTTCTTCGGATAAAGTTTTTAAATCAACTGAAGAAAGTACCATGTTGATTACATATTTAATATCTTCAGAAGTCATTGGTTCTTGACTATCCAATGTTCTAATTTTCTGAGTCAATTTACCTGTAAGTTTTTGAATAGTTTTGAAAGATACTTCTTCCTCACTAGGAGTTTCAACATCCATTGATACGTCAACTCCCATTTCACCTTCAGGTCCCATGTCTACACTCATATCTTCACCCGCCGCAGGTGCTTCTGCAGGAGATGGAGGTAGTGATGGAGCTGGAACCGCTGGTGGAGCCGCAGGTGCTGCAGGTTCTGCCATTGCTGGCATTTCATCAACCGCTGGCTTTGGGGTTTTCAAAACGAATTTTTTCTGTTCTCCGAAAAAAGATACTCCTTCTTCATTCTCATTGAGTCTGTTCAATTCACCAGCCAACAAGTTCAGTCTTTTGAATGCCTGAGAATATGAAGAATAGTACTTTCTATTTTTCATTGGCTCAATATATTCAGTCTGAGACTCAGAAATAGTTTTCTTAATGATATACCCTTGTCTTTCTTTAACTATCTCATAATTGTTGCCATCAGCAAGTGAAATAGAATATTCAGACTTTGCAGTTTCATTCATAGTAGCTGGAATTACCTCGTTGAAACGAGCAATTTCCATGATTCTTTTTATCTTATCTTGTCCAGTCAATTTTTCACTGCCAAGTGGTTTCAAATCTCCCATATTGTAATTTATTTTTTTTTCTATGTTTAATTATTTAATCCTTGGAATCCTCCCAAAGATATTGCGTTCAACTGAATTATTGTTACGTTGCCATCTTCATCAGTCATTACTTGGTAAGGGACTGTTGAACCCGATGGTGCGGTTCCTCCACTGAATGAACCCAACATATCAATTGTATATTCGTATTGTTGGTTTACTTCTATTGTATAATTGAAAGTCACACTCGGAGTTGGGGTTGCAGTTGGTGTGACTGGCGGCGTTCCAGTTGGTGTTGGAGTAACCGTTGCAGTACTTGTTGGTGTAGAAGTCACAGCCGCAGTTCCAGTTGGAGTTGGAGTAACCGTTGCAGTACTTGTTGGTGTAGAAGTCACATTCGCAGTTCCAGTTGGAGATGCGGTTATACTTGGTGAAGGTGTCACAGAAGTGGTATTAGTCGGAGTTGCAGTTTCAGTTGGAGTTACAGTTGGTGTAGACGTGTTTGTAGTAGTCACAGTCACTGTAGGTGTTACAGTTGGGGTAGATGTCGGACTTGTAGTTGGTGTTACAGTTGGGGTAGATGTCGGAGTTTCAGTTGGTGTTGCAGTTGGTGTGGAAGTATTTGATGCTGTAGGTGTAGGAGTAATATCTCCAAGACACTCTACGCAATTATCCCATGGTCCATTGAATATGGACACTTCTAATGCTAAAGGAGTTTCGAATCCATTAGTCACGGTGTAACACTGGTGAGATCCACCCTCAAATGTCAAATCGTAAGTCTTATTATTTACTAAAGTTCCTCTGAACTTAGCGTATAAAGTAGAACCCCCTGAACAAGGGGATATGATATAATATGTATATGCTAATGTAGAAGTTGTAGGTGTAACAGTGTTTGTTGGCGTAATTGAAGGGGTTGGAGTTACAGATGCAGTTTGAGTTGGAGTTGAGGTGACTGTTGCCGTATTTGTTGGAGTTGAGGTGACTGTCGGTGTATTAGTTGAAGTAACAGTTTTGGTCACCGTTGGGGTTGGAGTTGTTGTAGAAGTCTTCGTAACAGTTTGAGTAACTGTCGGCGTAACGGTCTGTGTTGGAGTAACAGTCGGTGTTGAAGTGTTTGAAGCAGTTGGGGTCGGAGTAATGTCTCCTAAACATTCAACACAACTATCCCATGGCCCATTGAATATTGTTGCTGTTAAAGCTAAAGGAGTTTCAAAACCTGGCACAATAGAGTAACAACCGTTTCCACCACCCTCAATAATCAAGTCATAGGACTTATTCCCGATAAGGGTTTCTTCCGATTTTATATAAAGTGTTGTGGTAGAATTACAAGAAGATGCAATATAATAATTAAAAGCCATTTAATTTTTTCTTTATAAATATATGGTTATTCACATTTATTATGGTGTAAGTATCAGTCTTCCAATTTTCTCTCAACAGAAAGTTCTTTATCGACTGCTTTATTTGAAATATCAAACAACTTTTCGATGTGACCAGACCTTCTGAGAAACTTAAAAACTAAATTCTCATATGACAGTTCTCCCTCTTTTTCCAATCCTGATTTACGGTAATCTTTTAATTTTTCTTTGATTGAGTCAATTAATTTTACATCATTTTCGGATTGTTCTGAATCAACAACTTTATCAATTTTTTCAGTCCAATTTTTAATTTTTTTCTCTAAGACATTTCTATCTATTTCTATGTCTATTTTTTTGGGCTTTGTAACCCACTCATCGTTCATAACAGAATAAACACCTGTCGCAAAATGTGGCTCCTCATTATCTTGGGTATACAACTCAACATCATACCCAAAGATTTTAATGTTGTGTTTATCGTTGAAAACCTGTTTTTTCAAATTGTATAATTCTTTGTATAAATCTGACTCGTCTTCGTATTGTTGGAAATCAACAATAATGTGTAGATCAAAATCGGAGAACTCTGACCAATTGAAATTAGCCAACGAACCAGTTAAAACAATATCTTCAACAAAAACATCTTCTCCCAAATAATCAATAAATTCTTCAGCAATTCTCATTAAAGCTTTTTTCACTTTAGGAATCATTTTAGCTTTTTGAGGATTTTCAGGATTTTCCCATACTTTCGGATTGAGAGTTTCTTGTACTGAAAAACTGTTAAGAATTTTTTGAAAATTATTCATTTAGATAAATACTATATTTTTTTGTACTTGAATGCTCTCGATATGTCCGTAGTGAAAAACTTTCCTTGTGACTCGGACACTCTAAACTTAGTATATGTCTGATGTGGAACGTCTTCGTACTCGTACTTTAATCCATTGTTAAATTCAACAACGAGTTTTTTCGTTTCAGTATCGTATTCTGTTTTTTTTATGTTTGAAGATTTAATCTCATTGAGAATCTTCGTCCCCTTGATCTCTTCTTTCAGTATCGCCATCTCGGAGTGGTGTTAATTCGTTTATTTTTAATAGTAACGGCATAATGTAGTCTTGAACTTCTTCTTTGGTGACATCGAATCCATAATCGATAATAAACCTAATCAAAGAATTGAATTGACTTTGAAATTTTTCTTGAAGATTCATCATCTTAAAAGTATATTGGGGAGGACTATCAAGTTCTGATTCACTGAATCCAAGTTCTTGTAGATGTTGTCTGAGTTCCAAATAGGTCTCCAATAATTCATTCAAAAACGGAGAGTTATTCAAATATTTTTGGAATGGTTTCATAAATATAAATATTATGAAAACTTTTTACATTTTGACTATTATAAAAATAAAAAACCCTCATTGATGGTGAGGGTTTTTTGATTACTTAAATTTCTTGAGTTGGTCTCTAATTTCAATTGATTTCTCAAAATTTTGTTCTTTGATTGATTGTTTGAGTTCAAGTTCCAACTTTTCGATTTCAACTTGATTACTTTCAAGTTTTTTGATTTTATCTCTCAATTCAACCGCTTTTTCAAAATCTTCATTTTCGATTGCAAGATCTAGTTGTTGTTTGAGAGTCTTAGTATTTGTTTCTTTAGGGACTTGGTTTCCACCATAAAAATAACTCGTGAATACGATACTTCCATCATCGGAAATTTTCTTATGGGTTTTCCATTGTCCATTTACGTCATCGAATTGTTTGAACATATCGTCAAAAGCTTTCCACAAATCATTTAAGTTTCTTTCTCTACCGAACATAATTATATTTTTTTTGTTTAAGTTTATTTTCGTATATTTGTAATCAAGTTTGATGCCCACACAAATTATATGACACCATGTCACAAAAATCAAATATTTTCATGAAAAATATGACATTTTGTCATAATATTTGGAAAAGAATAAACTTTGTTATTACTTTGTAAAAAAAAAGAACTATGAATGACCTAATGGACGACGAAGACAAAATGATGAGTAAAAAACAGAAGTCTGCAAGTGAGACCTCAACACCTGTACTTGATAATTTCAGTAGAGATTTGAATAAACTTGCTGAAGCGGGAAAGTTAGACCCCGTAATCGGAAGAGATAGAGAAATTCTTAGAATTGCTCAAATCCTATCCCGAAGAAAAAAGAATAACCCAATTATCATTGGTGAACCTGGTTGTGGTAAGACTGCAATCGTTGAAGGCTTAGCGATGAAAATTGTAAATGGGGATTGTCCAAGAAACTTGTTGGACAAAAGATTGGTTAATCTTGATTTAACTTCCGTTGTCGCTGGTACAAAATACCGTGGACAATTCGAGGAGAGGATGAAAGTAATTATCGAAGAACTTCAATCGAATCCAAACATCATTGTTTTCATTGATGAGATTCATACTTTGGTAGGTTCAGGAAATTCATCTGGTTCAATGGACGGTTCCAACATTTTCAAACCTGCATTGTCTCGTGGGGAAATCCAAGTCATCGGTGCGACAACTTTGGATGAATTTAGAAAAAACATCGAAAAAGATGGAGCATTGGAGCGTAGATTCCAAAAAGTAATTGTGGAACCATCTTCAGTTGCAGAAACAATTCAAATTCTGAGAAACCTTCGTGATAAGTATGAATCATATCACAAAGTAGTTTATTCGGATGAGGTAATTGAAACCTGTGTGAAACTTGCCGAGAGATACATCACTGACCGTGAATTTCCCGACAAAGCTTTTGACATTATGGACGAGGTCGGAGCAAGAATGCAAACTGAATTGAAAGTACCTGAATCAATTGAAGAGTTGAAACGTAAAGCTGCGGAGTTAAAACAACAAAAATTGGATGTTGTAAAAAAACAGAACTACGAACAAGCGGCTCAACTCAGGGACAAGGAGAAAAAGTTGTTGGACAAATTAGAACAAGAAAAACAGAAGTTTGAAGAACAGATGTCAAAGGACAAACAGAAAATCAGTTTGGAGGATGTATATGATGTTGTTTCGAACATGACCAAAATTCCTGTCAATAAAATGTCCACAGATGATTCGAAAGCCCTTCTCAACTTGGATAAACAAATTGTTGGTACAGTAATCGGTCAAGATGCAGCTGTAATCAAAGTTGCGAAGTCCATTAAGAGAAATCGTCTTGGAATCAAAGACCCAAATCGTCCAATAGGGTCATTCATTTTCTTAGGCCCCACGGGTGTTGGTAAAACTCACTTAGTTAAACAACTTGCAAAAGAAATGTTTGGAAGTGAAGATTCTCTTATCCGTGTAGATATGTCCGAGTACCAAGAGAAACATACGGTTTCTAAATTGGTTGGAGCACCTCCAGGTTATGTGGGTTATGAAGAAGGGGGTCTTCTTACCGAAAAGGTTAAGAACAAACCTTATTCTGTAATCTTATTCGATGAGGTTGAAAAGGCTCACAAAGATGTATTCACTGTATTACTTCAAATCTTAGATGATGGTCACGTCACAGATAGTTTGGGTAGAAAAATCAACTTTAAAAACACTTTGATTATTCTTACCTCAAATCTTGGTGTGAAAAAACTCCAAGACTTTGGTACTGGTATTGGATTCTCCAATAACACCTACAGTAACGAAGAAGCGAAAAAAGAAATCTTGATGAAAGAGATGAAAAATTTCTTTTCTCCTGAGTTCATCAATCGTATCGACGATACTATTGTATTCAATTCTTTGTCTCAAGAAGACATCAAAAAAATCACTGACATCGAACTTAAAAAGTTGATGAAGCGTCTTGATGAAATGAAGTACAAGATAAGTTATGATGAATCACTTTTGGATTATCTATCCAAAATTGGTTACGATGAAGTCTATGGAGCGAGACCTCTCAAGAGAGCAATCCAAGATAAAGTCGAAGACTTATTATCCGAAGAAGTTCTGACCGACAAAATTATACCAGGTAAAACCTATGTAATTAAAGTCGAAAATGAAGAAGTCAAAGTAATCAAGAAAGGTCGGTAATCAAAAAGGGGGAATATTCCCCCTTTTTTTATATTTATATTCATGAGTAATTTTTCCCGACTGTTAGACAAATTTAAAAATTCATTTCCACAAGATTTACAATCGGAAGTCGATGTAATCGAAAATTTTGTTGTCAGCTATATTCAAGAAAATAATCTTAATGTAAAATTCTTGAATTCATGTAACGCAGGGTTCAAAGGGGTTAGAACAAGAGACCAAATTATTATTTGTTCTCCTTTTGGTATGGAAACCATCGGAGATTTTTTATATACCATATTTCACGAAATCAGACATGAACTACAGATTAGAGATTTGGAAATGATGAATCCTTTAACGGATTTCGATTTAGAGGATTTCGAAGCTCTTTATGAACAATATTGGAATATGGAGTTGGATGCCGACAAATTTGCAAAAGAAATGGTTGCTAAACTAGTAATCAAGTTGGGGATTCCGATCGATATTGCAAAAAAATTATTTTCGTTGTCACCATATGTTGAGCAGTATCCAAGAATGTCGAATATGGTTCGTGGAGGGATTCAACAAATTATTAACGACATCAAGAGAATAAAAAAAACGGGTGGAGAATATACTGATATTCAAGACCATCCAGTAGTACAAAGACACATCGACAAATTAGAAGATTTTATTTGATTGTTAAAATTATGGTATAGAAAGTTGATTTTCCTTCCCAACCATAAGAATCGTAATCAACCATTTCAACCGTAAAATGTTCATTAGACAATACACGAATATCTTCCTCAGTCACTCCGTCACAATTTTCGATGAGAATTATTTTTCCATTCGGTTCAAGAAATTTGTGAGCAGAATCGAAGAATTTTTTATGGAACTCCATGTCAAAATCCAACGAGATTAATTTCTCTTCTCTACTTCTATATCCGTCAGGTCTTAGAGTTTTGAAGTGTGGAGGATTCGATACAATAATATCAAATTTGTTTTCCTCACTTATTTCATCGAAACAATCAGACAAAATAAATTCCACGTTTTTAAGTTTGTTGAATTCATTAGTTGCCTGAATACTTGGATATAAATCGATATTAACGTCAGACAAAACAAGTCTTTTTACTTTTTTTCTTTCTAACAGAGTGTATCCAATAAAACCAGGCCCTGAACACATTTCTAATACATCATCGAAATCTTGAATATAATCAGTGATGATCGGTTTCGTTATTGCATTGAATCCAAATGTAGTTCCTCCTCCATCAAATTTTTTTTCATAAAAAACTTTTAGGTCATCAATATCAAATATTTCCATAATCAAAATGGGTGAAAGTATCCTTTGGGTACTGACTTTTTGTAATGTAATTTATATCCTAACTCATTTATCATTTTTCTTCCCATTTCAATACCATTGAAAACATCTTCAATCACCACATATTCATCTCTTGTGTGGTAATCGTAATAACCAATTGAGAAATTGATACATGCAAAATCGAATTTAGTTCGTAGAGCGTAAACATCAGTATAAGGGTGAACCATATATTGTTTTTGGTCCCAATTCATACCTTCAGTCAAAACTTTATCAACTTTTTCGAAAAACTCTGTACCTCTATCAAAAAGAAGTTGTCCAAAACACTTCTCAGTAATCATCCAATTTTCAGGTGCGTCGAACTGAATTCCATACCCAACATTTTCAAAAAAATTTTTATCAGCGGCATTCGATCCGTGACATCCAGTTTCTTCTGCAACAAAGAATGCCGCTTTCAGATATGGTAATTCTTTCAATAGAGTCAGACATGCAAACACACCGCATTTGTCATCTCCTCCGATTCCTGTCGGTAATCCTTCATCGTTGAAAGCTTTCAACGAAGATTTTAATTCTCCTTGGGAGTTTTTCAACATCATTTCTTCGATGTTGATTTTATCTAAATGGTGAACTGTGTCTGTATGAGATATTACACAAGGAAAAAAGAAATCCTCAGGTAAATCCGAAGTTTCTTTTTTGGTTGCATAGATATTCATTTTGTTGTCCACATAATGTTCTATATTATTTTCTGTCAACCAATTTACCAAAAAATCAACCATCAAATGTTCTTGATAGGTTTTGGTGGGTACGCTCAAAACTTCTTTGAGCAAAGTAATATCTTTCATCTTACAAAGATATAAATAACTTAGATTGCATCCAAATTGAACAATGAAGGTTGGAATAATAAATGATAAAAATTTTCTTCGGATAATTTTACGGTCGTTTGTTGAAGTCCTTTTTGAAGTGTTACTGTAATCTTCATTGATGGATATTCAAACCCGTCAATCTTGAATCTTGTTTCTTTTTTCGGATTTTTCGGCAGAAAATAATATTCTCCTTGATTAAACTTTTTTGTAATTCTGTTGGTCATATCAACAAAATTTTCGAACACAACTCCCTCTTCTTCTCCCTCCTCCTCTATTGTTTCTAACATTTGATTCAATTGGCCATTTGCATACCGATTGAAACTGATTTTATCAAATTCGTCATCATCAGTATAATCATACCAATCCTCAGACCATCCACCAGGAGCACCCGACCTTTCAGAATAAACCTTTTCTAACAAATCATTAAGGTTTAAATGTATTGCGTTGTGTTCCATATACAACATCAACAAATCTGCAACCGTTGTTTTGAATCCTGTATCATTAGCTTGAAAATCCAATTGAGAAAAAAATTCATCCATATCTTTTTCTACTTCTTTTCTTAATGAATTTCTTACTTGATAATTTCTTTCGTCAGTAAAATCATCTAAAATATTTTTTGTTTCCCTCGAAAAATTTTCCATCAATTTTTCGGACAATTGAATTCTGAATTTATCATCGTCCAAATCAAATTTCATCGGTAAAATTGCCTTCGAAATTTGTGATAATAGTTCTGTATTTTCCTCATCCAAATAATAATAAAATCCATAACCCTCCATGAAATCATTTATAGAGGTGTATCGGTCAAAAAAATCATAGTCAGAGTATGGACTCGTTACATTTTGATAAATCCAAATGTCATCGTCGGTCATCCCCAATTTTCTCAAAAAATCTTCGGAATTTTGAAATTCGACTTCAATAATACTTTCACCCCTTTTTGGTTTTTCTCTCACGTCCGCAAATACTTTCTCCACACTCTCCAGTTCTCTTGCAGATATTTTTCCTTTCACGTAATCCCTAAGAGCTTTGAAGGTTCCTATATTAATCATATGAAATAAATATCAATTCTGTTGGATTCGGAAATATTTATGTTTACATTTGTAAAACAATGGGGGTGAACTAGAATTGATTAACGTTTGTATAATCAATGGGCACGTAGTCAGAATTCATCTATGACTTAAATCTATGGTGAAGAAAGTAAACGGCAATACTCTTGCTAAGATGTCTGCTTTAGGTTTAACTAGAGAAGCGTCTGTTGTAACTGCTTAAGAAGTAGATACAACGTCAGGTCGAATGGGCATATAACCTAGGAACAGAAGCCCTCCAAGGTGGATACGACCCGAACTGTATCAGAGACCACGTTCAGAGGGCTGTCTTAATAAAAGTGAACTCGACACAGTTGTTGGTGACAATGTCAAAATAGGAACTATCTATTTCGGAAGGTATGACAAACCTTGTCCTAAACGTGTAGTCCATTTTTGATATGGCGGGTAAGACCAGGTGGCGGTAACCTGCACCTCCACAATCAATAAAAAAGGGAGTCAATGACTCCCTTTTTTTTTAGTTTCCTTTTGACGGAAATCTTGTCCATCCGTTGACCCAAGTCGGCATCGCCAGTTCGGGAATCACCACATCTATTTCTTTATTACTTTTAGAAAGAGCCAAAGTTTTCAATTGTTCACTTGTTAGAATTGTTGTTGCTCTACTAATGAAATTCAGAGTTGGATTGAATGTTCCAACAGAATTGTTTTCAAAGACAGATACACCATCTTTTACGAATTGTGCAGTTTCATTACTTTCCAAACTCAATCCACCTTTCATCCATCCCCAAACTACACTGTTCTTCATCGTGAACTGAGTCGATCTTCTGAATCTCAATCCTAAGTTGTGGTTCGCAAGTGCTGTAGATACATTCGGACCAACCAAAATCATATTGTAAAGTTTTGGGTGTGTATATGGTTGTGCCGATGACCCAGTTCCATCATTATCACATTCTACACCATTTCCAGCGTCACCACTATCAACAAATTGGGGGTCTCTTTTTGCCACTCCGTTTGTAATCATTCCTGTGTAACCGAAATCAAAGTCGAAATCATCATCTGCGGTTGCGTATGCGTAAAGGTTTTTTCCGTTCACAGTTCCTCCGAAGAATTCGAATGCGTCATCGTTTGCATATATTGTTTGAATGTTTTCAAGAATTGTTCCGTTTCCTACACCACCTAAAGTAAGTGCGTTAATTTCAGAATTCGGCATCGCTGCGATTCCTGCGTATTCAATTCTAACATATCTCATTACACCACTATTGTCAGAATCATTTGTTCCACCATAAGGTCTTCCGATTCCACCTTCGATTGTAGGTTCAGAGGAACGGTTTGTCTTCGCTCTACCTAAAATTACTATACCACCCCAATCACCAGGAGATCGTTGTCCCTCAGGTCTCCCTGACGTAAATACGATAGGTTTGGATTGGGTTCCTTCCGCAATAATTTGGGAACCTCTTTCAATACATAATGCCCCCTTCTCAGCCACGTCAGAAACTATGGTAGTTCCAGGTTGGATAATAAGTTTTGCTCCATCGGTTACATAAACATATCCTTTCAATGTCCAAACTTTGTCAGATGTCAAAGTTGTTGTTGTATTTATGTTTCCTGTAAGTGTTGTAGTGGATGGAACATTGATTGGCCCTTCTCCTCCACCTAAGTCTCTATCACAACTGAAGAGTCCTAATGCGATTAGAATTGTTAATAGTTTTTTCATAAATTTAGATTTAAGGTTAATGAAACTATTGTTTCGTTATTTGTGTTTATTAAATTACGGTTTGAAATTCTTTGATAGTTTATTGATGGTTGTGCAAAAATGTCTGATATTGCCAACTTCAACTCTCCCTTTGGAAGTTTATGTAAGAAAGTAATATCCAAAACATCTCTACTATTTTCGAATATGTCGGGGTAGCCCTGAAATCCGACAGCAGAAATTCTTTCTCCAATTCTATTGTAGGTTAGATTAAGTGTATTATTTTTCTTGTTGATGTTCACACCTGAATTAACAACATAGTTTGATTGTCCTTGTAATTGTCTTTTTACACCATTCACATCAACCTCAGAATTCATAACTGAAGCGTTTGTGTAAAAATCAAACCATCCATTTATTCTTTTTCTAACTTCCATTTCAACACCATATACAAGTGCTGATTCAGGATTTGCATAAGTTAAAAGTAAGTTGGATGGAACTGACCCATCAGCAACAATTTGTTCGATTGGGTTTATGAAGTTTTTGCCGAAGAATGAAAGGGAAATGTTTTCTGTGTTTGAAGGGTATAACTCGTATTTCAAATCAACATTGTATACGTCGGTTTTTTTCAAGTTTGAGTTTCCTAATATTTGTGCGTTTCTAACAAAGTCATAATATGCGAAGTTTGCAACTTCTCTGAACTCTGGTCTTGCCAAGGTCTTACTCAAAGAGAATCTATATTTTGTTTTCTCCAAGTTATAAGAAAGGTTCAATGATGGAAGAATGTCCAAATATGTTCTATCCACATTTACCTTTTGACCACTGAAATCTGCGGTTTCAACATCAAACAAGTTATATTCACCTCTTACACCTGTATTGATTTTCCATTTTCCAATTTCGTTTTCATACATCGTGTAAAGATTTCCCAAATCAAAGTCGGCGGTGTATCTATCGGTATTGTTGGTTATTTCATCCAATAAATCCGTTGTCTGATATCTGAAAACTCTTGCGTTGAATCCTCTTATTTTTTTCAAATAACCACCACCCACTTTGAATTTACCCAAATCTTTCTTGATATTTCCGTTGAATGAGTTTTCATCCATGATGCTCCAAAATCTGTAGGTGTCTCTCCATGCGGTTGAGAATGGTTCATTCACACCTAATGATTTGGTGATTGGGTTAATTCTATAATCAGGTTGTTCTCTGAAGATGTAGTTATATCCGAAATTGAAATCAAAGGTTTCAATATTACCATCAACCTGTGAGTTGATTACCACGTTATTGATATGGTTTGACGCATTACTCAACACATCTTGAACATTGTCAAAGTTTTGACCTTCTCGGGTTAGGTAAGAACTTTCTTTTTGGAAGTTTGCCAATGTCTTCCAACTATATTTGTTTTTTCCCAAATAAGTTAAGTTCAACAATCCATTTGTGGAAAATCTCTGTGTATATAATCTATCATTATAATCATATGCCAGTTCTGTTGAAGATTGATAATCCTTTCTCTCAATGATGTTGAGGGTATTTGTGTTTCTAATTGTTGAACTGAGTAATGAATTGAATTTGTTTTTCACATACCCAAATGAAAGTCCTCCATTCAAGTTTGGTATGGATTGGAAACTATTCTCTGTTGGGTTTCCTATTAGTTTTGTAAATAATCTTTTATCACCATTACCACTCATTCGGAATTTGTAGGTGGAAGGAAAGGTTAATGGAAATGGGGTCGATTCCACCAGTTTGAAATCTTGGAAAGTCGAGACAGATCCGATTCCCGTCCCGAAGCTTACGTCCAAAAAATTGTCGGACACCTCCTTTGTCGATACTTGAACCAGTCCTCCACTCCAATCACCAGGTTGGTTTGCTGAAAATGATTTGGAAACCATAATATTATCAATCAAAGAAGTTGGGATAATGTCAAACGAGAATGCTCGTCTGTCGGGTTCTGTGGAGGGTAATGGTGTTTGATTCAATAATGCCGAATTATATCTATCGGCAAGTCCTCGAACCAAAACAAATTTGTCATTCTGAATTGTGACACCACTTACTCGTTTCAATGCGTCACCCAAATTTCTATCGGGGGTCTTCTTTATAAATTCTATTGATAGTCCATCAGATACGACAATATTATTTCTGATGGATTTCATCACTGAAATATCTGTGACTTTTTGTGCAGTTCCTCGAACTAAAACTTCGTTTAACTCCGTATCGGTCGCCTCAAAAATAATATCTATATTTGTATCTGAAGTTACAGTAATGTTCGTTACGAAATCTTTGTATCCAATGTAACTTCCTTTTACCTGATATTCTCCTGAAACCAAATCAATTTCATATTGGGCATTTTCATTAGATATTGTAGTAAAAACTTGTCCCTCTTTATTCTGAAATGTTATGTGGGCGAAATATATTTCTTCACTAGTTGATTTGGTTTTACCCTGAAGTTTAACTTTTTCTTGGGAGAAAACACTCAAAGGAAAAAGCAACATAAAAATAAAATATTTTGTCATTATATGATTTTTTCAACAATAATTACGAGAAGTGACCTTCGAAACCTCAAATTCAAAATTATCAAATGATTATGTTGTTGTTAAAAAAAAAATTCAAAAAATTTACTTCCAAGTAGTAAACACTTATACTTATAAGGGTATGACTCGAAACTGTCGACTTACGGAAAATTATTATTTTATCAGTGGAAAAATCTATCCCGTGTATTGATATACTCGGGATTTTTTTTTATAAATAAACAAACAAATAAATAACAAAAAACAAAAACAATGAAAAAAAATCTATTACAAGGGGTTTTATCATTCTTGTTTTTACTGATGTCTTTCGGACTGACGTTTTCTCAAGGTGTAACAACTTCAGGTTTATCAGGTAGAGTCGTTAGTAACACAGGAGAACCTTTACCAGGTGCTACTGTTGCGTCAGTCCACATCCCATCTGGCACAAAGTATTTTACTGTTACAAATAACGAGGGACGTTATTTTATTCCAAACATGAGGGTCGGTGGTCCTTATACATTATTGGTTTCCTTCATCGGATACTCGGCTCAAGAAACTTCAGACATTATTTTGAGTTTGGGTGTAACCAAGAATCTCAACGTGGAATTGAAGGAAGAGGCATTGGGTATTGACGAAGTTGTAGTTATTGGTGAAAAGAATCCTGTATTCAGTTCAGAAAGAACTGGTGCTTCAACAGGAATCACAAACCAAAATCTTTCAAAACTTCCAACAATCTCAAGAAGTATCAACGACTTTACAAGGTTGACACCACAATCTAATGGACAATCTTTCGCAGGTCAAGACGGGAGATTGAACAACATCACAGTCGATGGTTCTTACTTTAACAACTCATTTGGGTTGGGTTCAGGTTCAAACCCTGGTGGTAGAACAGGTGTATCTCCAATTTCTTTGGATGCAATTGACCAAATTTCAGTAAACGTTGCTCCTTATGACGTAAGACAAGGAAACTTCACAGGTGCTGGTGTAAACACAGTAACGAGATCTGGTACAAACGAAATAATCGGATCAGCTTACTACTTTTGGAGAAACAACAACAATGTTGGAACCAAAGCGGGTGTAAACACATTCAATCCTGGAGATTTCACTTACAAACAACAAGGTTTCAGAGTTGGTGGTCCAATTGTGAAGGACAAACTATTCTTCTTTGCTTCATTCGAAGATGATGAAGAATCAAGACCAGGCACAACTTGGAGAGCAAACAATGGTGGAGAACCAATCACAGGAAATGTTACAAGAGTTCTTGCATCAGATTTGAACACCTTGAGTGGTTTCTTGAAAGACAAGTTCGGTTATGAGACAGGACCTTACCAAGATTATGATAATCAAACTTTATCAACCAAAGGATTGATTAAATTTGATTACAATATCAATGACAACAATAAACTAAGTTTGAGATACAATCATTTGGATTCTTCAACTGACGTTTTGATGTCAGGGTCTTCTTCATTAGGTTTTGGTAATAGAAATTTCAGACCCGAAGCATTGAATTTCCAAAACTCAAACTACAGTATTATGGAAAACATCCGTTCTGTAGTTGGTGAATTGAACTCAAGGCTTGGAAGCAAAGTATCGAACAATTTGATTATTGGTTACACTTACCAAGATGAGAGTCGTGGTTACAAAGGAGAATTCTTCCCAATGGTTGATATTCTAAACAATGGAGCAACTTATACTTCATTTGGTTTTGAACCTTTCACACCAAACAATGAACTTAGATACAAAACATTCCAAGTTCAAAACAACCTTCAAATCTTTGCTGGAAATCACACAATCACTGCAGGTGGAACATATGAGAAATACCAATCTGAAAACGTATTCTTCCCTGGTTCTCAGTCAGTTTATGTGTATAACTCTTTGGACGATTTCTACAAAGACGCGAACAACTTCTTGGCAAACGGAAACAAAACTCCATCAGGTGTAAACTTGAGAAGATTCCAAGTAAGATGGAATAACATCCCAGGTTCCGAGAAACCAATCCAACCACTCGAAGTTGATTACTTCGGACTTTATGCTCAAGATGAAATTCAAGTATTACAAAACTTGAAATTTACAGTTGGTTTGAGATTCGACGTTCCTCACTTCGGTGCAACTGCATTGAGAAATACAGAAGTTGAAAATTTCTACTTCAGAAATGCCGCTGGCGCATTCTTGAACTTCAGAACGGACAAACTTCCTGACGCAAACATTTTGTGGTCACCAAGATTGGGTTTCAACTTGGATGTATTTAATAACCAAAAAACACAAGTTAGAGGTGGAACAGGTGTATTCACAGGTCGACCAGCTTATGTATGGATTTCGAACCAAGTTGGAAACAACGGTATTTTGACAGGTTTTGCTCAGTTGGACAACACAACAACAAGACCATTCAATCCTGACCCGAATACTTACAAACCAACAACAGTTACAGGAAATCCTGCATCATCTTATGAATTGGCTCTCACTGAACCGAATTTCAAGTTCCCGCAAGTATGGAGAACCAACGTTGCAATCGACCAAAAATTACCTTTGGGAATCATCGCAACTGCAGAATTCATCTACAGCTCAGATGTAAACGGTATGGCTTATTATAACGCAAACCTTCCTGTACCACAGTCCAATTTTACAGGACCTGATACAAGATACAGATGGCTTACAAGTAATAGAATCAACTCCAAAATCCCAAATGCTGTGACTCTTTCGAATCAAGCAATCGGTTATTCTTGGGTAGGTTCATTCACTTTGGAAAGACCATTTGATAATGGATTGTTCGTGAAAGCAGCTTACAGTTATGGTGAAACCAAAAACACTGTAGATCCAGGTTCAATTGCAGCAGGTACTTGGTTCGGAAATCCAATTTCTCAAGACCCTAACATCCCTGGTCTTGGATTCTCATCCAACTTCATGGGTCACAGAGTATTCGCAACTGCAAGTTATACCAAAGACCTATTCAAATTCGGAAACACATCAGTTTCAGTATTTTGGGAAGGTAGAACACTTGGAAACGCAAGTTATGTTTACGGTGGTGACTTAAACAATGATGGTGGAACTTCAAATGACCTTATCTTTATTCCAAAGACCAAAGACCAAATGAACTTCCAACAGTACACCGCAAGTGGAAAGACATTCACCGCAGCTGAACAAGCTGACGCATGGGAAGCATACATTCAGCAAGATAAGTACCTAAGTGCAAACAGAGGTAAATACGCTAAAAGAGGTGCGGTAATCATGCCGATGGTTTACAGAGCAGATATGTCTATCGCACAACAACTATTCACAAACATCAAAGGAAAGAAAAACGCTTTGGAATTCAGAGTCGATGTTCTTAACTTGGGTAACTTGTTGAATTCTGAGTGGGGTATCGGACAAACATTCAACACAACTCAACCTCTTGTAATCCCTTCATCCACTCAAGGTGGAGCGGCAAGTGCTGATGGAAGAGCACAACACAGAATGAGAAACTTTGGAACCGACTTGGTTAAGACCACATATCGACCAACCGCAGGTGTTTCCGATGTATGGAGAATGCAATTTGGTTTGAGATATAACTTCAATTAAAAATTAAAAATCCCTCGAATATTCGGGGGATTTTTTTTATCTTTACAGAATGGACATAGCCAAAATACTTCTCGCCACCCTGTTTATGATTTTAGGTCAAGTTGGGTCTTTCATGCAATTACAGGGTTCAATCAAATATGGTTGGTCAGAAAAATACCTTTGGTTACTTTTACTATCAGGGATTCCAATTAGTTGGTTGTACATCAAGTCCGTGAATCTTTATGTGCAAGGATTCGGAGGTCAAATTTGGCCAAGCAGATTGGTTGGATTCGCATTAGGGGTAGTTGTGTTCACAATATTATCCTCAACACTTTTTCAAGAACACATGAACTTGAAAACTGTCACCTGTTTAGTTCTCGCATTCACAATCGTTGCAATACAATTATTTTGGAAATGAAAGTTATATTTTTAGATAATGATGGAGTAATTTGCCTAAGTAGCAATTGGGGTTCCCGCCACAAGAAACAAGATAAGTGGGGTGGGAGAAAATTGTCTATGGATATAAAATCAATTCCTGTTGAATATCGTTTTGATAATTTTGACCCAAAAGCAATCAAAATCCTTAATAAGATTTTAGAAACCACAGGAGCTGAAATCGTTGTGAGTTCTGATTGGAGATTACATGCCAATTTAGAGGAATTAGGTGAATACTACACATCACAAGGTATTATTAAAAAACCAATCGGATTTACCGAAGTGTTTCATTATAAAAATTGGTTAGATGAAGGTCGTGTCCCATCTGATTTTGATTGGAATAGAACCGATGGTCGTGAACAAGAAAGACACTTCGAAATTAAAGATTATCTAAAGTCACATCCCGAAATTACACATTGGGTTGCAGTTGATGACCTCCACATGGGTATTCATGTCGCAAATAGTTCTTATGGTCCATTCGATAGAGATTGGGGACTACAGAACTTTGTATGGACTCCGAGAATGTGGGAAGGAATCAAACAAAGTGGAATAAAAGATAAAATAATTAAGTACTTATTAGATGATTGATTTACAAAAAATATTGGAAGAGGAAGGTGAAGTTCGTAAATTCGGTGGAGTCGCTCCCGAAGGTTTTATTTTAGTACATGAAAAAACTCTTGAATCTTTAAAAGATTTTGAAACATGGAAAATGTGGAAACATAATCAAATTACCATAAAAGAATTGAACAAAGCTAACTTTGATAATAGTTAATAATATATGACAGTATCACCAAAAAGACACATCGCAAAAACAATTTCGTATCGAATAATCAGCACTGGTATAGGGTTCCTAACTATGTGGTTAGCAACAGGCTCAGTCACAGTTGGGGTCGCGTTCGGATTAGCAGAATTACTTTGGAAACCAATACAATACTATATACACGAGAGGGTATGGTATAGATTTATAAAATTTGGTGTCAATCGAATTGAAGAACCTATTAAACCTGATTTACGTATTATGGATTCGATGTCAACAGGAACTTCCGAAAATGTAACAACCACAGGGCCAAAAAGATTAGTTTACACAAAGAAGACCGAATAGATCGGTCTTTTTTTTTGAGAATACAATTTAAAAAAAAACCACTCGAAAGTGGTTCTTTTTGGTTGAGTTGAAATTACTTTACTGCCTCACCTTGAGCGGCTTCAACTTCTACGCTTTCAGCTCCACCACCAATAACTTCTTCACCTTCAACAGCAACTGAGTCGACAACAACTTCAACAGAGTCAACAACTGTAGAGTCTGTTTCAGATTGAACTCCTTTACCTCCGCAAGATACGAGAACCATGGTAGAAAGGATTGCGAATACTACTAAACTTTTTTTCATTTTTTTTGTTTTTTATTTAATTTTCGAATTATAAATATATGAAAAATTCACGGGTTCGTCAAATCTATTGGATTTTTTTCAAGATAATAACTGAATAAAATAATATGAAAGTTTATACCCCGTAAACGCGCCGAGTGTAGATGGTATTGGAAAAACAATCAATTTACCCAAGTCAGTTACATACTTGGGTCTATTTACAATTTTACCCATAAAAAAATAATATGTTAGATATCCTATGAGGACTGCTAAGTCAGTTTTGGTTGCAATAAAAACCACCAAGGTCGCAGCAATGAACCCAAAGATAAAATTATCTCGAACTCCTTCCCAAATTTCATAAGAACTCGCATCCTTATACTCTTTTACAATCTTATTGAACTTAGCTTTGTTACTAACTCTTCTTTCGACTTGAATTTCCATGTTGGGATAGGTGGACTCGAACCACCAACCTTTCGCGTATCAGACGAATGCTCTAAACCAATTGAGCTATATCCCATTGTTATAAGTAAAAGAGCGGGTAGTGAGATTCGAACTCACAACTTCCGACTTGGAAGGACGGCACTCTAGCCAATTGAGCTATACCCGCTTTTTTGTGCTGTAAGAGGTGGATTCGAACCACCACGAGGACTTTAGCCAAGGAACATTGCATGCATTGTGGTCAACCCATTATTCCTCGTTTATCAGTAGTTCCTCACCCCCGAGACAGGAGGGTATGTCTGCCAATTTCATCACCTTACAATATAATAACATTCTATGTGCATTGTACCCTCACTTCCAGTTCCCAATCGAGTTCCTTCGTCATAGAATGTTATCGCAGAGAGTATTGGATTCGAACCAATGCATCCCTTTCGAGATGACAGATTAGCAATCTGCTCCTTTAACCACTCAGGCAACTCTCTGTAGATGTCTTATCAGGATTCGAACCTGAAATAACTGAACCAAAATCAGTTGTGTTACCGTTACACCATAAGACAAAGTTGATATAAACTTTCCTTTTTTACAACTCCCCAATCAACCTATAAATGTTCTTCAGCATTCTACTTTCAGCTCCGAGGAATTGTATCTAACTTAGCCCATCTCACTGCTGTATGGGTACTGAAGTTTACATTTAGCACATCCACCAAGACTCGAACTTGGAACAACGGTTTTGGAGACCGTGATGATGCCATTTCACCATAGATGTTTATTTATTCAACAACCAAGACGAAGATTGGATTTTATCTCCAAGTCCATCAATTAACTTAATCCCCCACCAATCACATACCTGTCTTTCAGGGATCGAATTGTTTGTTTGGTCTCCACCATTGGCGAACATAAGTTCGTTTGCAAAATCCTCAAGGATGTGAATCAAACCGAGTGTCTGACATACAGTTCTATCTTTATCAATAGATAGAAATACTTTGTCAACCATTTTCAGGTTTTGGATAATGAACATCCTTTCATCTTCGTCTTGGAATTCTTTACTACCTTTCAACTCTCTCTGTTTGTCGTTGTTGACAATCACATAAAGTTTATCACCATGTTCTTTAGCCTTGTTGAAATATTCAATGTGTCCTTTATGAACAGGATTGAAATATCCACTTACAATTACAATTTTCATTTTGTTTCGTAGGTTAAAGTTTCCAATTCCAATTCACTTTCATAGAAATAGGGACAAGCCCAAACAGGTTTATCGCATTTAAGTTTCACCATCGATCCTCCGTAAGACCCAACCGCTACGACTGTTGCCCATCCTGAATATCTCGTCTTAACTCTGTCACCAATTTTTAATTCCTGAAATGTCATCTTCTACAGTATTGAGTTCAAAGTTACTAAATTTTAGTCCCCACATCAAAGAAATCATCGACATTTCTTTTTCAGCAGTTTTAGCGTACATACGAAATTCTTTCATAAGGTATTTTTTACCCCACTTTTTCCATTCGTCGTTTTGTTCCATAGTCATAGTCCAATCAGTATACCAACTATCCTTACGGTCCTTGACATCGTCAAAAGTCACAGGGTGACCAGCAATCTCGAACATCTTGTTTATCATGTCGACAACCATTTTTTCTTTTTTCTGATCTTTTGATAATCTCGGTTTCATAGTTTTCATTTTTTTGCAAATTTACTTTTTGACATCAAATCTTCCCAATTTTCATACCCCTGTTCTTTAGCATATTCATCATTTTTCTTTTGACGAAATTCTTTAATTTTCTCAGGGTCCCTCATTTCATCAGAACTTTCAAATCCCAATGATTTCGCACATTCCTCTTCACACCATTTGTGCGATCCAATCTCAATGTTAATTGGTAAATCGGTTTGCAATGATTCGATAAAATCCTCGAATTGATTTGCAGCTTCGAATGGCATTGTGTAGATTCCTTCACTGACTTGATAACCACTTTCATCTTCTTTATCGAAAACTTCGATTCTTCCCATTCTATACTTCTCACCCAACAAAGTGAACACACCATATCCAACGGTAGAATAACTGAATCTACCAGGTGTGTTCACCCCTCTAATATCTACACAACCAGGATTGACCTCCATGTAATGAGCCAATTGATTGACAAGATCTTCATCAGTCAATTCCTTATCACCTTGTTTTCTTCGGATGTTACTCATAAACCATAACAAATCCTTCCTGTTGATTTTCATATCTTTATTTTTTGAGGTCAAGAAGGGATTCGAACCCTTGGATACTTGTTTTGCAGACAAGCCCCTTAAGCCACTTGGGTACTTGACCGTTTTGTGTGACCGAAGAGAATCGAACTCTTACCTGAAGTGCCACAAACTTCCGCCCTACCATTAGGCCACAGCCACCATATAGTTTCAATGTAAGTCAGGACGGGTTTCTAACCCGCTCTTCAGTTAATCACCGCGTGCTGCCATTTACACCACCTGACTAATTTTTAGATTTCTAAAACTCATCCCTAACGGGGTAAAGAAACTCCATCTTATTTGTTTTTTGCGTACTCCGTACGGGACTCGAACCCGTAAGCTCTCCCGTGAAAGGGGAGTGTCCTAACCAATTAGACGAACGGAGCTTGTTTGTCTTACAAAGATACTACAATATTTCAAAGAACAAAAGAAGTCATAAAAAAACCCCAAACTTTTTTAAGTTCGGGGTTAGAAAAATTAGTTTTTACTTGTAAAAAAAATTTTCTTATATAACTTCCGAACTACATGGGCATAATCTCATACCAACAATTTTCTTGTTGATTCTGACTGATAATATGCTGAATTGTAGTTCTCATTGTTCTATAATTACTTTAAATGTATGAAATGTTTTTATTTTGTCAAATATTTTTTTGTATCCCCGACACGATTCGAACGTGTGACCTATTGCTTAGAAGGCAATCGCTACTATCCAGCTGAGCTACGGGGACATATTGAATTACTTCAATAAATCAATTTTTTGAGCAACTTCTTCGGCTTCCGCCATAAGTTTGTCTGCTTGTGTTCTGTTGGAATGAGAAGCCTTATAAGCGTCTTCCATCAACTTCTTATAAGTTTCCTGTAGCTTTTCCTTCTCAGTTTTCTTCTTGAATATTCCGAACATAATTTATAATTAACACTATCGTCTTTGAAAGTTTATTTAACGTTTATGCCTTTCGGCTAGATAATTTACTTTCAAGTTTATCAAGACGTGAATCCATTGTTCGATAAACATCGTCAATAATTCTATCACGGTCTCTCATTTGATTTTCAATTTCTCTTGCAAGAAACTGGTGAATCTGTTGTATTTCTTCTTTTTGTTTATTCACCCTAACAAAAGCCATAACCGCAACCACAGCAACTGCAATGACCACAACTATAGACATTCCTAAAATAAATGATATTAAATCCATATGATCTTCTCCTTTATTTCAAAGAACGATAGTGTTTGTATCAGGAGAGGGAATCGAACCCTCACGGCCTTTGGGCCACAAGATTTTAAGTCTTGCGTGTCTACCTGTTCCACCACCCCGACATTATTTAACAAATATAGGGAAATTTTAGATACTTTCAACCCGATTTTTCATTATCTCACAGTATTTCTCATCCACCTCGTAACTGATAGAATTAAATCCCAACTCTTTGGCAACTTTACTGGTGGTGCCACTACCACCAAAAACATCAATGATTGTTTGATTTGGTTCCGCAGTTGTTAAGATAATTCTTCTGATTACTTCTTCAGGGATTTGACAAGGGTGTTCGGTCTTTTCCTTACTCACATTCTTCACCTGATTGATTTCCCACCAATCATAAAGTTTTGCTCCCGTCTTTCCTTCAGCGATTCGTTGTTGAATCCTTTTGTCTTTCAAGTTCTTATAAGGTTGTCTAACCTTTCTGAAATCAGGCTTACATCCCCACCATGAAATTAAACGACTTTGTTTCCCTGTGTTTGAATTATACACCCAACAAACAACCTGTTCACACTTGGCGTTTATCGCCTTTGGGAGCAAGTTGATTGTTTCTTCGGGGTAATGAATAATCACACAAGGGGTGGGGATATTGGATAATAACTCGATGTAGTCCTCTTCTGTCAACTTATCTTTATATTCGTTGTACGAATATTCTTGATTGTAAGGTGGATCGGTAATAGTAAGTCCTTTCGGGATTTCACAGTTTCTGAAATCTTTGTTAATAATTGTTGTTTCCGCCATAAAAGTGTTGAATCATACTAAAAATTTTCTTCCCATAAAGTATTGGTTGAACTATCTTGAGTATTGTATGTATGTTCTAATGTAACAATTTTCTCGTCAAAGTAAAATTTGAATTCCCCTT